GGAATAGCTCAGTTGGTAGAGCACGACCTTGCCAAGGTCGGGGTCGCGAGTTCGAGTCTCGTTTCCCGCTCCAAATTTAAGACATCGGCAATAGCGGATGTCGGCTGTAAAGCCAGAAGATTTCGGCGCGTTAGCAAAGCGGTTATGTAGCGGATTGCAAATCCGTCTAGTCCGGTTCGACTCCGGAACGCGCCTCCAATTTCTTCCCGAGCCCGGATGGTGGAATCGGTAGACACAAGGGATTTAAAATCCCTCGGCGTTCGCGCTGTGTGGGTTCAAGTCCCACTCCGGGTACCATGGGAAAGAACAGAATAATCAAAGCAATAAGCAGTGTCGTGAAACCACCTACGGGTGGTTTTTTTGTTTTTGTGCTCTATGTTCACCATTGTTTCGCCATTCAGGTTCGCCATAAAAAGAGGGCATTACTGCCCCCCAACGACCGGAACAACTGAAATTCTTCGATTATATCTCGCTGTTTGTGAGGCGTTTTTATGACCTGAAATTTCTTGTTTCTCACTCAGCGTACCTTCAAGATCCGAAATTCCTTTGGCTTTTAGATCATGGAAAGTGAACTGGAAATCTAGGTCTGGATATTTTTCTGCAGCAAGTTTTTTAGTCTTCATCCATTGCGCATTAAAAGCATCGCGGGTGTATCGAAGACCTGATGGCTGGTGGATGACAAAAATACTTACCATCCCGCTGTTGAGAGGAATGCTGTCAGCAAGATTAACGGCATCCTCCAGACGTTTTGTCCAAGCCTTGATCTGGCTAACTGCGGTTTTACTCTGCTGAATTAAAATTCCTTCGCTCAATATTTGACTCTTTTTGAGGTCAAGAATATCTCCCTGGCGGGCGCAACATAGATATGCCAACTCCATTGCAACTTTTACGGGAACAGAAGCAACACTATAAAGTGCATCATATTCCCTATCGCTAATATAACGGGTTCGCGCCTGTTCTTTAAATTGCTTAACGCCCTGACAAGGATTCATCTTCACCTTTCCTCGCTCGTATGCCCACCGGAAAACCCTGGACATAAATGCTTTCTCGCGGTTTGCCTGAACTCTGCTCTTAACACCTCGTTTATCCATATATTTTCTGATGTGCTCTGGCTTGATGTTATCCGGCTTCATTTTTCCGAAAACAACATTCACCTTTGAACTGTATTTTCTGTAGTCTTTACGTGTTTCAGTTGCTAACTCGTGGAAATCACCGGAATTAAAGAACTCTTCGCAAAGAGCATTGAAGTTCGTACCAACCTTTAAATCGTTTATGAAGTTTTCGTAAGCTGCCCATACCTGCGATTTTGTTAGGTCAGGATTGCACAACCTGACGGTACGACCATCTGTTGTGCGAAACTCATAAGCAGATTTTCCCCGACGAACGCGGGGAGGCATCCAGTTATCATCGGGGTTTTTGCGAGCTCTAGACATTACATATCCTTAAAGTTTGGTTCTTCTTCCTCTGGATTGCTCACTATCAACTTAAGGCCAACCGGGTTTGATACATGATCCCATGTTGTTCCTGGTCTGCCGTCCTTACGTGGGATAAAAAATACTCCACTATCCCTCAGAGCTTTACACTGTAGGGAAGGGCGACGATAACCAGTTAATTGATAGAGGTCATCTGGAGTAAGAAAACGTTGGATTTGTCCGCTCATACATAGTTCTCCACTTAAACCGGCTGCACCCGGTTACTTCATTCTGTAGTTACTGAAGCGCTGCCAGCCTTGCAACGATCCATCAGCGATTGAGCCGTTACCGTTAGAAGGTTTAAATCTGTTTCAGAGCCGTGCATTATCAATGCTAGGCGCGATAGCATAGCCCTTTCGCTAGCGCTCTTTCTTATTTCTCTATCAAGGTCAGCTTGGAGTTGAATAACCCACCGGGCAAGCTCTCCCTTTTCACCGCTTTCGCGCCGCATATCCTCCAAACGGTATTTATCAATCATTACTATTATCCTCGCAGCAGTAGTGCCAACCCTCTGGGTCAGTAGATAAATGCCCGCAGATATCGCATTCAATTTCCGGAAGCATCAGTTCTGATTTCTCTTTGATGTGCAAACGTGGCTCACCGTCTTTCGGCTCCGGCCATTCGCGCTGTTTGTTAACCGCCAGCTTTTCTAACATCGCCTGGGTAATCTGATCATCACTGATACCGGCATGGCGTTGCGCATCCCATAACAGGAATTGCATGTCAGCCCATTCGCTCAGGTCGCCTGGTTCCGCAGCAGCCTCGATCGCTTCTTTGGAAAGGTGCTTTAGCGGACCAACGGGACCGACATCACCGAATGTTTCATCTGACCATGCTGCATGTTCACGGCGTACTTGGTCGCGTTCCGGCGCTGGTGCGTCGTCCCATTCCCTAATAACTGCCGCAAGTTTCTCAGCGTCAGATGCAGAAATATCGCCATCAATAAACATGACTGGCTGCACTACTGTTGCTGGCGGTGCGGTTAGTTTCTTCGGGAGCAGCACCCAACCATCCGGAGTTGCCGGAGAGTTGCCAGCCTGAAGCATGGCGGCGCGGCAGGCGTCAGGGCATGTCAGCATTGAGACGGCATTCCACGTCTTCACGTCTATTAAATTAAAAGCATCATCCGGCAACACATCTTCAAGGTGATTAAGCAGCACGCTAACCGCATCCGGAAGCGGCACTACCGGAGCTGGCTGCGGTACGGTGTAGAGCGGCACAGCATCTTCATGGAAAGATGAGTAGTATCCACACGGTCCCTTTTCGAACGTACCAACAGGCTCAGCACCAAACGCCGCAATAGCCCCATCAATCACCTTCACAGCATCAGCCATTGCGTAGCCGAGATTACCGCCGTCGCTTTGTGCTGATGCTTTGCTGAGTATTTCGCTTATCTGGTGCAGGCGATCTAGTGATACAGGACCGTGTGCCGGGTGGTTGTTAGTTGTCATGGGTTAGTCCTCAGCCTGCCGTGCTTTCTACTTGATTCGGGAAAGCCAGCACTTCATCAAAAAGTGCACCTACTCTCCCAGCGCAAGGAATAAACTCTCCCCCGTTTGACTCTACTTCGTTGAAAATATCGTCATAAAGCGTCACATCAAACAGGCTCACATCACAATCGCCAGTAGTGGCAAATGCAATTCGGTCGCTCGGACATTCAGCCAACAGCTTATTGAGTTTCTTTACCCAGGTTTTTTCCTGTTTCGTCAAAGTAGCCATCTCACTCCCCCTTCACGCCAATGCCAGCGGCGCGGATTGCTTCGATAACATCATTCGGGCGATATATTTTCACGCCAGCGTAACTGTTCAATGCTTCTGGCAGCGTTACTTCCCGCGCCTCCAGTTCTGCTATGCGACGACTTCCATCAGCAATAACGCCTTCGTAATACTCACGTTGCTCTGCTATGCGCTTCTCTGCGGCTTCCAGCCCATCCAGCAGCGCCAGAACAACAGCGGGGTTAGCCGCGGAGATGAAGTCCATAGTCTTTTTATTGACTACCTGTTCAGCAACAGGTCGGCAAGTTGACCATCCTTGGTTCTTTTTCAGGCTTCCTTTGACAGTGACTGTATATTCACTGCCAATGCCTGGTTCTTTCCGCGATTGCCATTCCTCACCTCCAACTTTCTCTGCTAACTGGCGCAACGCACATTTGTTGAGTGCAGTCATTGGGCGGCTCCTTCAGTCTTCACGGAAATGAAGCGAGACGGCGACCAGTCGCAATAGGTATCCGTTTCGGTGTGGCCGAACATGGCTTTACAGCGCGGGATGTGATGGCAGTTACCGCAACTAACACCCTTTGGCAGACGCATCTTGTCCGGATCAGCCGGGTCATAGTTCAGTTTTTTGGTGTTGTTGCTCATGCCTCACCGCCTTCACTTAGCTTGGCGGCCCATTCTTCGATCGCCTTCTCTGCGTACTCACCGGACAAGCCATCAGCCGCTGGTAGTGAGTCATTGGCTAAATCCTCTTTCGCTGACAGAATCATGCGGGTCACGTCGAGGACCTCTGCTACAGGCTTGTCGAGGAATCCGTGATTGAAGGCGGCGGCGAGACGACTGGCGGCATAGTTGATGCCCTCGTTACGCGCACTTGCCCGCACTTCAGCCAGGAAAGCGTCGGTGGCTGGGGTTTCGCACATCACCAATGTGTCGTAAATAGTGGCCTGTGCATCACAAAGACGAATTAGCGCGTCCATTTGCTCACCGTCTGCGTCGAGGCTGTACAGACTGTCAGTGTCATGGTGAGAAACCATCTCATCATAAGCTTCACTGGCTAACTGCTTCATCCCGTAACTCTCCGCCGCCAGCTCCCTGCACTTGCTCTCGGCGTTAGCGAGCTGTACTGCAAGGTCTGCGTTTTGTGATTGCAGCTCTTCGTACTTAGAACGGGTTTCGCGAATTTCTAAAACAGCAACCTGAACTGCATAAGCAAACATGGACACAGAACGCTCACCCATCTTTTCGCTGTCAGACTGCATGCGCATGGCAACAGCCATAAGTTCATCCAGCTGAGCGCCGGTCATAGGTTTATTGGTAGCTGTCATGATGATTATCCTGCTGAAGTTTGTGTTGTTTAACGAAGTGGGCCACTGCTTTTGACTGGCTGGCGATAATTTTTCTGTCACCTAGGTCGAGCGTGACGTTCTTACCGCGATAAATTATTGCCGAGCCGATTTCCTTACCGTCCAGCTTCACATACAGCACTTTCCCGATAATCTCTGTCGTAGGGATTGGCTGTGAAAGGCGATAGGTTTCGCGAGCTTCAGCAATGGTTTTATGTTCGTCGATTATCGACAGGGCTTCAGCCAGTGCAGTGCCTTGCAAAGTGAACACGCCTTCATCGCTGATCGTCGCCATGGCCATCAGTTCGACGAAGCGGCGAGCACTTTTAATGTTTATTTCAGGAGCGATAGAACTGCGCGTAACCTTTGTTTTCCCCTGGGCGGCGGCTACGGCTTTATCGTGCTGGAGAACTTCACCAGCCTGTTCACCAAACTCGCGAACACGGTCAACAGCAACATCAACAGACACGGCACCAGATTTAACTTCCTGCTGAACGTCATAATTAGCGGTGCTCAGAGTGAGCAACTTCTCAACGGTCGCTACAGACTTATTGACCAGCTTTGCAATCTCGCTGGTGGTCTGGTTGAAAGCGTTATGAAGCTCCTGAATAACAGCAGCCTGTTCAATATCGGAAAGCGGGAGTTGGTTATTGCTGGTCATAATGCGAGCCAGACGCTGCACATCGTTACCGTTAAACGGCATGATATGAATACGGTCTACTGGCTTACCAACTTCAGCACAACGTGCGTAGCAACGGCGACGGCGGTGGCCTTCAACAACCCACACCCCACCTTCATCACGTGCGATAACCTCCAGCGGAGGAACGGTGCCACCGTTCATAAGATAATTAAACAGGTCGTCATCTGCCTGGCGTGTGCGTTCGTCGTCTTCACGCTTGTTGAAACCTTCACGCACGTGGATATGTTCAAGGCTGATAAACATCCCGGTATCGGTGCGCTTGATGGTCCCGTCACGGGACATTTGTTTGAATGAGTTAGCCATCAGAGCGATCCTTTACCGACGACATCTTTGAACTCGTGGATAGTTACTGACCCATCATCAGGGTAATCAGCGCTCGCGATATTTAGGCCATATTTTATTACACCATCGTTGCTGAGCTCACCAACCCACAGAATTCCGTCAGTGAAATCACTGTATATCCCATCACCATTACCGCAAGTGCCACAGATAGTTCCAATGTCTGACGCATCCAGATACATTTGTTCTGGCACGAGCTTCCATCCTTCAGGAATTGCGTTTTGCCTAATTTCAGCAATAACAATTTCTGTTGCCGGTGCTAATTCACGAAGTTCTTTTTGGGCTTCAAGCATATGCAAATTGGTCGGTGATTTGGTGTGACGTTCAACGATGCGGTCGCACTCTTTAGCCCAGCAGTTAACATCGTCGCGTAAAACGCTGTTCTCGATGGCCAGTGCTTTACGTTGTTCCATTGACTCGCACAGCGCCACGCTGACGATATCAAGGCGGTTAGCCAGTTCGGTCATGATTCCGCGGTAAGCAACCGGAAGGAGAGGGGCGGCTTTACGGGCTGCATCGATCAGTTGCTCTCTTGTCATACGTGGTTGTAACTCAGTGACGTTCTGTGTGGTCGTCATGGTTAGTTTCTCCGTGTTATATGCGCCCTGCACGGCGCCGAATTTTGGTTGCACGAATCCCTCGCCAAAAGGCGAATAAAAGTTTGGGTTTCGTTTCAGTAAATGCCCATGAAGAGGCACTTAGTGAAACGGGCGACTGCAATCGCCGGTTAGTTTCTCCACTCAATTGAAAGCGCGTTCCGCTGGTTTTGGATTTAACGAACTGGCACTTAATGACAAGGGACAGAACGCGCTTTCAGTTGAGTAAAAAGGGCGGTACCAGGGACTTCAAAGGTTGGTACTGGTACCGCCAAGACTCCACAAGCTTTCTTACTTCCTGGTACCACGCTGACTACGTGATTTGGTGTGTGGTGGCTGGCGCTGATCTCCAGCTCAGTGGCTCGGTGTTTCAATATCGTAACCGCCCGTTCCATCCGCGTTCGATCAGTCCCTATGCTCGCTTAGAACGTTTCGCCAGCTTATCTTTTCTCAACCGTTTGACGGTCAGCCCCGTCATTCACCACAACTGGAAGCGCACTCCACCTGTTTCACACCTGTCACCCATAACTGGTAAGTAAAGGAGTGCGCTTTCATGTTGTGTTCGTGGGGTCTACTTCCCTCCTGTCACGGTTCTTTCCCCGCGTCATCATGTGTTCATTCGGTACATGAAACCCATTTGCCGGGATTCCACCGACTCCCATCTTTTTTTAAAGCCACTCAGATATCGTCTGGGCTGCGCCTGTCTTTTCACCACATCAGGCTCGGTGGATCCTGCTATTCCCCAACAACAAGGATTCGGTTAATCTGGATATCCCCAACAACAAAATGGCAATCATTTATATGGTTGATATTTCTGCTACATATACAGCAATAAAAGAGACTCTTAGTCTTTTAAAAGTTGTTAACGATGCTAAAAACGAATTTGAAAAAAGAAACGCTACATCAGAAATCCAAAGCAAATTACTCACGCTTCAAGGTGAATGCTTTGCACTTGGAGAAATGGTTAGATCTCATGAAGCAGAGGTAGTAGCGCTCAAAGCAAAAATTGCAGAGTTCGAAGATTTTAAAACTCAGACTGAAGGTTATATTCTGAACCAACTTGAATCGGGTTCGCTTGTTTACACTAAGAACTTGGTCGTGGGTGACGCGGAGGTAACTGTGCACCTTTGTCCAAACTGTCATTCCAAACGTAAAATATCGATACTTCAGCCTACAGGTGATGTTTCGTATCAAGTTGAGAGTGGGCGCTATTTTCATCAATACAGATGTCATGCATGTGAATCCTCGTTGCTAATGAACAGAGCTCAATACAATGATCCCGCTGCTAATTTTCCCGTTTCGTGGTAGGGATATCCAGATTGTTAAAGAGCGAAGCGTCCTGTGGGCGCTTTTTTGTTACCTGCGAATCATCCGGTCATTCAAGCGCCACTTGTAAATACATGGTGGGTTGAGTACCTGTTCACTTTCGATGTAATGACTATAGCTACTTTAAGTAGATAATTGCAACAACAAAAAGTAGAAAAATATAATTTTGAGTAGTCTGATTTTATGGGGGTATGAATTTTAGGCGTAAAAAAACCGGCTTTCGCCGGTTTCTTATGAATGAGTTATTAGCCAAACTCTATCATTTTTAGAGGCAAGCATCTGATTAGTTTGCCGAAAATGTATAGTTCATTCATTTCATGCTCTTCTATGAAGAAGGGCGGGTAGTGCTCATTGTCTGAAAGGACCGCTAGTCGTCGCCCTTTTACCTTCTGTAGGCGTTTTACGAACGTACTGTCTTCAAAATTGAATACATAAACTCCATCGCCACTAAACTGCTCAACCTTGCTGTCTATGAATAGCAGGTCCTTTGGGCAAAGCGTGGGCATCATGCTATCGCCATCAACATTTATCATGACGATGCCATCAAGGCTTCTACGACCAAACAACTCGAAGATCCTCTCTTCCGGAATCTCTATTGAGCTCACTATTGTAGGGAATGCTTGGTTTATATATCCGGAACCAGCTGAAGCATGAACATCCAATTGCTCTATTCTGACTGTGCCTTTCGCGGGCGCGTCGCCACCATTAACAGGCACACCATAATCAAGATAAGCCGGTGAGACAGCAAGTCTTTCTGCAATTCGAATCATCTTTTCATCTCTCGGTTTTGCAGTACCAAGAGTGTAGCGCCGCGCCATCTCATACGAGACACCACTGAACTCTGACAATTCTTTAACTCCAATAGATTGCTCTTGGAGAGACTTGTTTAGCCTTTCGGCAAAGTCTTTGTATTTAGCATTTTCCACCATAAGTAGAAGATTAAGCGCACAAGGCATAGTTGTCATTTCTATTTTAAGTTGCTAACAAATGCTACTATAAGTAGTATTGATGCAGGCTTAGTCATAGGAGAACACATGTCATCTCAACATAAGAATGTAACCGCCCAAGCTGTAAGGGCTATCGGGTCGATTTCAGATGTGTCAAGGCGGTTTGAATTCCAATCAGTTCAATCTGTTGCGAATTGGATAGCAAAGAACCGAGTACCTTCTGAACGAGTTATTCAACTTTGTCAGTGGGGCGGATGGGCTGTAACTCCCCATCAATTACGACCTGATATTTATCCGAATAAAAACGACGGCTTACCTTCCGCTAACAACAATAATCAACTTTAAGTTGATTGTTAACTACCAAAGGAAAAGCAAGATGGTAGAGCAAACCCTTAAAGAAGTGGTGAAAGCGATGTGCAAGGCGTACCCCGGAGGCCGCCAGGCTATGGCTGGTGCATTGGGCATGTCAGAAACTCAATTCAACAACAACCTGTACGAGAAAAACGGTTGTCGTTTCTTTGAAGTCACCGAACTGGAAGCGATGGAAGACATTTCCAACACGTCATTTGTTGCTGACTACTTTGCCAAGCGTCGCGGTGCACTGCTGGTGGATGTACCAAACCTGGAAGATCTGGACCGTGTTGATTTGTTCAGTCGTGCAATGCGTACAGCAGCTGCAAGAGGGCAGGTTGATCAGATTATCCAGAAGGCGCTTGAAGATGGAGTGATTGAAAAGCATGAAGCCGAAGAGATTCAGGAACATCACCGCCGTCATCTGGCAGCGCGTGAAGAAGAAATCCGCGCGATTGTGGCCTTATTCAGCCGCCGTCAAAAGAAGTGACGCCAGCGAGTGTGCAGCTCCTGGCGTCGTGGCGTGTCGTATTCAGTGGAGAAACTAACGCATGAACAGTGTAACAACACAGTACCGCAGGTCGCAACTTATTGCTCGACCTATGCCGGGTGGAAAAGGTCCGGCGCAGTTCGTGTATGGGGTAATGGTATCCGGATGCTTTGAGCCTGTCTGCTACCAGTTTGCCGATTGGGTTGTAGGTGATTTCAACGGCCAGGCGGAGAAGGTCGAATGCGAGCACTCAACAGACGGTTTAAAGACAACTACGGCGTCCCTGTCAGGGTTATCCGGTGGGAGCCAGAAACTCAACGGGTTATATACCTGCGCGACGGATACGAGCATGAGTGCTTCAGTCCTCTCGAACAATTTCAGCGTAAATTCAGGGAAATAGAGGGACATAATGAGCCTGTTAATGACATCCCGGCCAATAGTAATAAATCCTGACCTTGCATACAGCATTGGCCTGAATGAGGCGATTGCTTTGCAGCAGATTAATTACTGGCTGCAAGAAACCAAATCAGGCATGGAAAGTGAGGGTGTTCGCTGGATTTACAACACGACAGAACAGTGGCTGGAGCAGTTCCCGTTCTGGTCTGAGTCGACCCTGAAGCGTACTTTCACCCGCCTGAAGACACTCGGTGTGCTCAAAATTGAGCAACTGAACAAGTCTCAACGCGACATGACAAACTTCTACACGATCAACTATGAAAGCGAGCTTTTAGATGAAGTCAAAGTGACCGAATCGAAGAGGTCAAAATGCGCTCTTCCATCAGGTCAAAATGACACGATGGAAGAGGTCAAAGTGACACACTCCATCAGTTCAAAACGAACCGCTGTCATCAGGTCAAAATGCACTGATGATCTTACAGAGAATACAACAGAGAGTACTACAGAGAATAAAACCCCTTCTTGTCCGGAAGCTTCGCAACCGGACGCTTTGGTTAATCCAAATGATTTTCTTTCTCGTCATCCAACAGCGGTGGTTTTCAGTGCAGCAAAACGTCAATGGGGAACTCAGGAAGATTTAACCTGCGCAGAATGGATCTGGGGAAAGATTATCCGACTGTACGAACAAGCCGCTGAGTCTGACGGTGAACTGGTTCGCCCTAAAGAACCTAACTGGGTTTCCTGGGCTAACGAGGTTCGTCTGATGTGCACTCAGGATAATCGCAATCACCGCCAGATCTGCGAGCTGTACGGTCGTGTAAATCGTGATCCCTTCTGGTGCAAAAATATTCTCAGTCCTTCGAAGCTGCGTGAAAAATGGGATGAGTTGTCTCTGAAGTTATCAGTGTCAGTGAGCAAACATGAGGTTCGAGAGGACCCAATGTTTAAATCCAAATACGAGTGCGATACACGCATTCCTGAAGGATTCAGGGGGTAGCTATGAGCATTCTGAAAACGGTCCAGATGTTTATTGCCATGAATCCCGGCTCAACGACCAGGGACATCATCGAAGGTCTGACCCAGTTCAGCCAGGACAGGCTCCAACTCGCCGTTTGCCGCCTGCATGGTTCTGGGTTGGCAACGCGCAAACGCGACGGGCGACAATTCCGTTACTACGCGGAACCGCCAGCAGATTGCCACTTCGAAGTTTTTGAACCAACTCCTGAAGTCAGTGCTTTGATGGAAATTGCGAAAGGTCTGGAGTCGAAAGGTCTCTTCCACCGTGCTGCGACGATTTACATGGAGGCGTTCAGCGCATCAGCCATTGAATCAGAGCGAGCAGCAATACTGGCAGAACGTCAGCGCTGCCTTGGCCTGGCTAAGCCAGCGGTTATTACCGAAGACGGATGTTATCTGGCTGGTCGATTTTCGGGAGGTCGTTAATGAGCTATTCACTGATTTACGCCGATCCGCCGTGGGAATACGGGAACACCATCAGCAATGGTGCAGCGGAAAACCATTACGGCACGATGAAACTCATCGACATAAAACGTCTGCCCGTCTGGGAGCTGGCTGCGGAAGATTCCGTTCTGGCCATGTGGTTCACCGGTACACATACCCGTGAGGCGATCGAACTTGCTGAGGCATGGGGTTTTAAGGTTCGGACCATGAAGGGATTCACTTGGGTGAAGTTTAACTCACTGGCTGAGCAGCACATCAACAAAGCGCTTCAGGCTGGTGGAGTAGAGGACTTTTACGACTTCCTCGACCTGTTGAACGCTCAGACCCGAATGAACGGTGGTAACCATACTCGCGCCAATACCGAGGATTTGCTAATTGCCACCAGAGGGAAAGGTCTTGAGCGTCAGAACGCCAGCGTAAAACAGGTTATCTACAGCCCACTCGGTGAACACAGCCAGAAGCCAGCAGAAGCGCGTTATCGCTTGGAGAAATTATACGGCGATGTGTCACGAATTGAGTTGTTCAGTCGCTGCGCTGCTCCCGGCTGGCATCACTGGGGAAATCAGGCAGAAAACCCTGATGTAATCATGTTCCCTGGTTACGTTGGTAAACCTGCTCAGCTGCTGGAGGTGGCTTATGCAGGACGTTGAAGCACGTAACGCGCTTCGTAACATCGCCAGAAGATGCAATGAGGAAATAAGCGCTAAACGCAAGGCTAACCCTGGTATGAATTGTGACGAAATAGCCAGGCCAATTTTTAACAGTGCCATGGGGATGGTTAAGCAGCTTGGCTTTACGCCATCACATTTGTATCTCGAAGTCGGGATTCTGAACAAGCGGATTAAGGAGCGCTGAAGTGAACAAACTTACCGTGAGACAAAGTGAAGTACTTGGTTCGATCGTGAACTATCAGCGCCGGTTCGGATTCCCTCCAACGATATGTGAACTGGCAGGGCTGATTGGTTGCTCATCACCGAACGCGGCAGCGGAGCATGTGAAGGCCATAGCGAAGAAGGGATATATCTCAGTAGCGCCTGGAGTTTCCAGGGGGATCACTGTTATTTCAGGAAATGATGAGGCAGATGCGATATCGATCATTAAGTCACTCATTAACGGTGATAGTGATTCAAGAGAACGCGCCTTGTCATGGCTGGAAGCGAGGGGTATTCAGCAATGAAATTAACGTTGCCATTCCCGCCAACAGTTAACACCTATTACCGGTCCCCTGATCGTGGGGCGTTAAAGGGTAAGCATCTGATAAGTGAGATGGGGAGGAAGTTCAAGAAGAACGTTTATGCCTCTGTTGTTGAGCAGTACGGCGGCATACCGAAACCAGTTAACGTCAACGTTGAGGTAAACATAGTTCTTTTCCCGCCAGATAACAGACGGCGGGATCTGGACAACTACAACAAAGCACTGTTCGACGCACTGACGAATGCCAGAGTCTGGGAAGACGACAGTCAGGTTAAACGGATGGCTATCGAGTGGGGACCGGTAGTAAAGCCTGGAAGGGTAGAGATAACGATCAGCCGATTTGAAACCGTGGCGGGTGCAGCCGCCTGATAAGTGGAGACAGAGCATGCAACAGATGAGCATAACAGTAACGTGTCCGACCCATCATGCAGCGACAGTAGGGCAGCAGATCACCATGTCCAGCCGTGAGATTGCGAAGCTGGTTGATTCCCGGCATAGCAATGTCTGCGTAACGATAGAGCGCCTTATGAATTCCGGTGTGATTGGAGGGTATGCTGCATTGCAGTACACCCATCCCCAGAACGGTCAGACCTACCATCACTATGAAGTGAACAAACGAGACAGCTATGTGATCGTTGCTCAATTATCGCCGGAGTTTACCGCCCGACTTGTTGACCGCTGGCAGGAACTGGAGAGCAACGGTGGAATGATTGTTCCCCGGTCACTTCCTGAGGCGCTGCGCCTTGCTGCTGATCTGGCAGAACAGAAACAGCGCCTGAGTGAAGAACTGGCAGTAGCTGCGCCGAAGGCTGAGTTTGTTGATCGTTATGTGACGGCTACTGGTTCAATGACTTTCCGACAGGTCGCCAAGCTGCTTAACGCCAAAGAGCCGGAGTTTGCGATGTTCCTGATTGAGAATGGCATCATGTACCGGCTTAACCGTGTTCTCACGCCAAAGAGCAAGCATATCGAAGCAGGGCGCTTCGAGGTGAAGACTGGTACGACAAACCAGACAAATTACGCGTTTAATCAGTCCCGCTTCACCGCCAAGGGTGTTCGCTGGATTGGCGGCCTGTGGGCAGAGCATATTGCTAAGGGGCAAGTAGCGTGAGGGCATTACTGACACCTGAAGTGGCACCGATGACCGGGGTAGTGATATTTCGCCCAGGCAGTGAACTGATGCATCTGTTCAGACATGGGCGTGTTCTTATCGAGCCACAGGTAGAGTCTATGGCTGATTTACCGTCTGGCCTGTTGCCGGAGACAGCTCAGGAGCTTCAGAACGATCCGCTAATGCGTGATGCCTTCGAAAATCAGAAGGTAATACATCGTGCTGGTGGCCTCAATTCACTGGATGCATGGCTCGAAAGAAAACTGGAATGTCAGTACCCACATAGCGAGTGGCACGATCGCAACTACACCATCACCCGGCATGCGCCTGGCTCAATCCGCACGTGCTGGGGCTGTGACTTAAAAATTCGTGATCAGTTCACTGAAGGTCTGGCGGGTATAGCCCGTGAAAACCTGGTATCCTGGCTACTGAAGGTTGTAAACGGCCAATTAGGTTTCAGTGAGGACCACATTCTGACGCTGCCGGAGTTTTGCTGGTGGATGGTCAGGAACGACCTGGCTGACGAGATACCTGAAGCCGTAGCCCATAAAGCCCTTCGTCTGAAGGAAGAGACTAACCAGTCGGTAACACGTGAAAGCGATATTGTTCCGACTTTACCCGCTCAACAACTTGTACAGGAGAAAGCGAAAAAGATAGTGGCGATGAAGGTAGACCCGGAGACGCCGGAATCCTTCATGCTTAAACCAAAGCGCCGCCGCTGGGTGAATGAGAACTACACGAGATGGGTTAAGGCCCAGCCATGTGTCTGCTGTAACAAGCAAGCTGACGACCCCCACCACCTGATTGGTCACGGGCAGGGTGGAATGGGTACAAAGGCACACGACCTGTTTGTGATTCCTCTGTGCAGAGAGCATCACGACGAGTTGCATGCTGATCCTGTGGCATTTGAAGCGAAATACGGTGACCAGCTGGTCCTCGTGTTTCGGGTTATAGATCGTGCGCTGGCAATCGGCGTACTGGCGTAAGTGGAGAACGCTAAATGATTAATCCTTCTGAAGTTGGTAAATCTGGTGAAATGGTTCGTCTTCGTACTCTGGAAAGCATCTGGATACAGGGTAAGTTGCGCATGTGGGGCCGCTGGTCTTATATCGGCGGTGGTAGTGGTGGGAACATGTTCAACCAGCTACTGGCATCCGGTAAAATCACCAAGACAGCTATCAATGAAGCGCTACGCCGGATGAAGAAAGCGGGTATCAGCAAACCAGAACTTGAAGCGTTCTTCAAAGAGATTCAGGAAGGGAAGAATAAAAGCGGTCTGGCGTTCTGTACCGATGAAGAAGCGCTGGCTATCAACACTGTACTCAGCGGTGTCCTTGTGCAGCCAGGGCATAAGAAGTTATACGCTCTTATTGAAGATCGTTATATCAAGCGCCTGAGCAAAAAGGCGATGGCAAGAGACCTAAATGAAAAGCATCCTGAATGGTGTTTGCGAACCTGTGAAAGCCGGATTGATGTTTGGCTAAATGTAGCAGAATCGATGCTGTACAAGCCAATGTGTGACGCATTTGGAACAAATGGCGACAGATTTTACTTGAATAGTTGCGCGGAAAGTGCTTAAATTGTGTTAAGCTCGGGACGTTAAAGCGAACTGAGCAACAGACTTTAAGAACCCGCCATCGTGCGGGTTTTTTGCTATCATCCCCCAATAAATTTCAGGGGGTTTTATGGCTTGGCAAGGAATTCCGTTCTCCATTGAAAAGATTGAACAGGCGCTTACATCATCTGTTCAAACTGCACATCTTGTCTTGGACAAGCTTCCAACGGTTATGGTTGAAACGCCGTTTGCGTGGGACGCCATCTTTGGAGCAATCATTGCTGGCTCAATTCCCGGGATCATTTCTTACATGGCCCTAAGGAATAGCTATCAACTCGCAAAAATGCAGCACGCACTGCAATCCAAAGAAAAGATTAACAATGAGATCAGGGCGGCAGCAGCTAACTACGTGACGGCAATTAATTACCTTTCGACCGATTATAATGCTTGGGTAAAAGATGTTTTGGAAAGGCGCATCTACCCCGTCAGTAAAGAATCCATGCCCGATCATATTCGAGATAATATCTTTCGAGCAGAATCAAACAAAAATTTGCTTACTTTACTTATCGTCCCAGATAAAGATGGGAATGAATTGCTGGAAGCTATGGGTAATGCTCAGAATGCCTTAACCCCATTTTTGGAGGCAAAAGCAACCTATAGAGACAACCTCCAATTAAGAACATCAGTGAACAACTTTTTATATAAATGTCATGAGTATTTTCTGCGGGACTAGGAATACCTAACCTAATTATTATTTTATAAGGGTCGCACTTAGCGGCCCTTTTCTTCCCCTCGTTCTGAGAGGACTCACAGCAATAAGAGGGGGCTTAATGTCCGATCCTGTTTCTGGCACTACGGTCGCGGCTGGTGGCCTGATGGGAGCCAGCGTATTTGGTCTTGCAACCGGTATTGATTATGGCGTGGTATTTGGCGCATTCGCTGGTGCAGTATTTTATGTAGCGACAGCCGCAAATATCACACGAGTACGATTGATTGCTTACTTCATGACGTCATTCATTGTTGGCGTTCTTGCTGCTGGCCTGGTTGGTTCAAAGTTGTCACAAGCTACCGGCTACAGTGACAGGCCATTAGACGCACTTGGTGCTGTTGTAGTGGCGGCGATGACAATCAAAGTGCTCACATTTTTCAACAGTCAGGATTTGGGAAGCCTGTTCAGTATTCTTTCGCGATTCCGTGGAGGAGGGGCCAGCAATGGTAACAAGTGATCCGTCAGCGATGGTGAATGCAGGTATTTGTGCGGTCATCGTCCTTGTCCTGATGTTCTACCAGCGTGAAGGGGCAAGACATCGCCCCGCTATATCATTGCTGGCGTACTTCGTTGTGCTGGTTTATGCCAGCGTTCCATTCCGATATCTGTTTGGCCTCTACCAGGAGTCACACTGGATGGTGGTCATCGTAAACCTTCTTATTTGCGCTGCCGTCTTATGGGCTCGTGGGAACGTGGCGCGTCTCGTTGATACGCTGAGGCATTAATGAACCAATCACAATTTCAACAGGCGGCTGGTGTAAGCGCCGGGTTAGCTTCGCGCTGGTTTCCGCATATTGATGCTGCGATGAAAGAGTTCGGCATTGTTAAGCCCGAAGACCAGGCAATGTTTATCGCTCAGGCAGGACATGAATCAGCAGGATTTACCGCGCTGGTGGAGAGCTTCAACTACACCCCTGCTGCTCTGCTGACCACCTTTGGACGCCGCATTACGAACTATCAGGCATATATGCTTGGGCGTGACAAAGAAAAAGGGCAGGTAGCCAATCAGCCAGCCATTGCAAATCTGGTGTACAGCAATCGCCTCGGTAACAAAGCATCAGGCGATGGGTGGAAATATCGTGGCCGTGGGCTGATTCAGATTACCGGTCTTGATAATTACCGCCGCTGCGGAACGGGATTAAAACTGGATTTAGTCAGTAATCCTGAGTTGCTGGAAAAGGATATCAACGCAGCACGCTCAGCTGCATGGTTCTACGCCACCAGCGGATGCCTGAGCTACTCCGGCGATCTGGTTCGCATCACTCAGATCATCAATGGTGGACAGAACGGCATTAACGACCGCCGTGCACGTTATGCCAAAGCAAAAACTGCACTGGTATGAGGTGGCTATGGGACTTGAAATGATTATCGGCCTGGCTGTTGCTGTGCTGGCTGCAATTGCAGGAGCTTTTGGTCTGGGTAAATCACGCGGTACTAACATCGCTGAGACAAAAGCGGACAAGCAACGCACTGAAGAACGTGCAGCAGCTACTGAAGCCGTTGCAGAACGCCGGGTAGAGACAACAAAAGGAGCCAGGGATGTACAGCAGACTGTTAATCATCTTCCTGATGACGATGTTGACCGTGAGTTGCGCGAAAAATTTACCCGCAAAACCTGAAGTAACGGACACGGCCTGTGACTGGGTGAATATCATCTACCTAACCGAGCACGACATTGAGGTAATGGATCGCCAGACTAAGAAAGATGTGTTGACGCATAACCGGTCTGTTCAGCGCAACTGTCCAAATAAAATCACTACGGCCTCGCAATAGCGGGGCTTTTTAACAACTGAGGTATGAGCATGACAGTAGTTCTTACAGCTAAGCAGATTGAAGACCTGGCAGCCTTCGCGAAGGAAGATGGCCAGCCTCAATACACCATCACCACCGGCACAATTCCTGAATTTGAAGCTGATAATGGTGAGATTATCCCTGAATATCAAGGGCTGATCGCCTACTCAGAGTCACTTGAGCACGGTGTGTTGCAACTCGACGACTAAAGGCATTACAGCAGGCATTCGTTGAGTGCCTGTGATAATGCTAAATTAGTCCTTCACACATGAAGGAGTTGGCATGAAGATAGACCATGATTATTTAAAAGGACTTCTTGAGGCTTTTGAAGATTCAGGAGAACCGCAAACAAACATAAAACTGTTGCTTGCACAAGGATATGATTATCGAACCCCTGAGTTCTTGTTCCATATGCGCTTGCTTGCAGACAGATATTTAATTTCTCGAACTAATGGTGGTATGGGGTTTGGATTCTCAGAAGCTTCAGATTCAGGTGGATCATGGGCTGTAATGCCTTTGAGGCTTACTGCTGATGGACATGACTTCCTTGAAACCATGAGAAATAAAGAAGTATGGAATACGGTTAAAACCGGTTTTAAAGATGCCAGCATTGGGACTTTGGTTGATGTATCCAAGCGTCTATTTGATGGATATGTTCAAAAGAAAATCGATGGTCTCCTTGAGCAGTAATACCTTACGAACAACAAAGTAAACATAGAGCCCTGCAAACGCGGGGCTTTTTTATGCGCATCGCACGCGCACACCAAAGAGAGTCTTTCAGTAGTGAGCCTGGGTGATGCCGTTAGGTTGCGTTTACCTCTCGGGCGGCATTGCCGTGCGACAGGCTCACGTCTAAAAGGAAACGCACATGAGGCTTACAGTTCTGGATGATGATCCAGGAAGAAAGATTGACCTGCGCAAAGAGCGGTACCTGGTCTTAGTTGATGGTAAAGAGATAAAACATGTTTTCACCGCTGACGATGAAAAAGGCGAAGTTATTGCAGCAGAACTAGACCATGACGGATTTATGGTTGTTGATAACGGAGAAGTGAAAAGGATAGCAATTCGCGGCACTGTTGAAATCAAACGCCTGGAATCCTAACGGAGTGCATATGCAAGTAACGATAGACGGTATTCAATATGCGCCTGTCAGAATTTCACGCCCCGCAATTGGCATCGCAATAACTACTCATAACAGGCCGGAAGTTCTTAAGCGTGCTATTGAGCAGCATATGAAGCATCTTCCATCTGGTGCGCTGGTGGTTGTAATAGACGATGGATCAAGTCCTGCAGTTATTGTACCGGCTAACGTGAAGCTTTTTCGACATGACCAATCATGCGGTATTGTCGCTTCGAAGAACGCCAGCCTGACCGCGCTGATGGATGCAGGGTGTGAGCATCTCTTCCTGTGGGATGATGACGCGTGGCCAATCGCTGATAACTGGCATCTCCCTTACATCGAATCTCCAGAGCCGCATCTGGCTTATCAGTTTCTTGACCTCGCTGGCCCACGAAAGATTAACGATATGACTGTCCTGTACAGGGATGATAAGCATATCGCTTACACCGGGCAGCGCGGTGTAATGCTGTACTACCACCGCAGCGCTATTGATAAGGTTGGCGGCTTTGATCCGGTATACGGTCGTGGCATGTACGAGCATCCCGATCTGGCGCTTCGTATTCACAACGCAGGGTTATCGACATGGGCCTTCGCTGATGTGGTTGGCTCTGAAAAGCTGATTCACTCAATGGACGAGTATGAAGAAGGCGCCCGTTCAATTCCACGGCCTGAGCGTGAAGCGTTAGCAAAAGCTAATGCTGTTATTTATAGCGAACGACGCGATAACGGGTACACCGCATACGTTCCGTTCAGGAAACAGCGCAATGTGGTGATTACGGCATTGCTGACTAGCCAGAATGATCCACAACGTCAGAGAAGGATGAAAGCATCTGCTGAGTTTGTTCAGGGATGGGCATCGTCTGTTCGTGGTGCTGATGCAGTGGTACTGGCCGACGAACTGGAAACAGCACCGAGAGGAGCAAGCATCGTACGGGTGCCAACTCTCTCGATGAGTCCTTACTTTGCACGCTGGCTCCATACCTATCAGTACTTACGTGCCAATCCTGATATTACCAACGTCTGGTGTACTGATGGTACCGATGTTGAGATGCTTAGAGAGCCATGGGCAGAAATGCAGCCGGGTAAAATATATGTTGGGTCTGAGCATAAAACGTATTCCGATGGATGGATGAAGGCCAATCACCATGGAAAAGCATATAGCGACTTCATCGAGCAGCATCGTGATGAACCGCTGTTGAATGCAGGTCTGTTAGGTGGAAGTAGAACAGATGTGATGGAGTTTGCTCACCTTATCGTCCGTCAGCACTACCTGATTGAAAGCCACCGATTCTGGAAGATGGAGACTGCACCCGCCACGCTGGTGGATATGGGCGCTTTCGGAATGGCTGCAAAGTCATTCGGTAATAGAATCGTTACCGGCCCTCTGGTGCATACCATCTTTAAAACGGACGGTTTCGGTAAGGAGTTAGCGTGGTGGAAACACAAGTGAAGTTTGCAGTTATCGGACACCATTCCCGATATAAGCAGGTATCGCGTCTTGCTGAACTTCTCGGTGATGTACTGCTGATTGATAGCGGAGACCATGGCGCAAACTGGAATCATCGCCGCGCGCTTGAATGGGCATCATGGCAGGATTGCCGGGTAGTAATTATCGAAGATGACGCGTTGCCCGTTTCAGATTTCGTTGAGCGGGTTAGTGAATGGCTTAACCGCTTCCCGGAAACGCTGGTTAGTTTCTACCTGGGCACAGGCCGCCCACCTCAATATCAAATGCAAATAGCCGAACGGCTGATAGTTGCTGATAAGACTCGGGCAGACTTCATCATGTTGCCGCGACTGATACACGGGGTTTGCTATAGCGTACCGCATCAGCATATTGAGCGCGTGTTGTCTCGATGGGACAGCGGCAAGCCTGCCGATTATGCCGTTGGTGATGCCTATGGCGGCGCTGTGGTTTATCCGTGTTACTCGCTGGTGGACCATGCTGACGGCGAACCGGTGGAGCGTCACCCTGATTCATCGCCACGAACAGAACGCCGCCGGGCGTGGAGGTTAGCCTGATGCCTGCGTTAATACCGAGAGCATGTCGCAAGCGTGGCTGCCCTTGCACAACCACAGACCGCTCAGGCTATTGTCCCAAGCACCTTAACGAAGGCTGGCAGCAGCATCAGCGAGGACAGAGTAGGCATCAGCGAGGTTATGGCAGCAAGTGGGACAGGCTGCGCCAAATAGTTCTCGACAGAGATAAACACCTTTGTCAGGAATGCCTGCGAAATGGAAGGTATACGCCTGCTGAGACGGTGGACCACATCACCGCCAAAGCAAATGGGGGGACCGATGACCTGTCCAACCTCGAAAGCCTCTGCAAGCCTTGCCACAGGGCGAAGACAGCGGTCGAAAGGTTAAAATGACATCGATTCTCATTTGAGTCGACCGAGGTGGAGGGTGGGTTGAAAGTTCAGGAACGACGCGCCAAAGGACCGCCGCCTAACCTCTTTTCACATCGCCGCAGGTTAGAAAACTTTTTTATGGGGTCCCCCATTCGATGATTAATAGGAGTTTTCGATTATGTCTGGACCACCGAAAACCCCGACACATCTACGTTTGGTGAGGGGTAACCCATCAAAACGACCGATCAATGAAAACGAACCAAAGCCTGCTGCTGGGGTACCCCCAACACCGAAGCATTTCGACAAGCAGGGGAAATACTGGTTCAAGCGTATGGCCGAAGAGCTCGATGCGCTTGGCGTCATGTCGCAGCTGGACGCGAGAGCACTTGAGTTACTGGTTGAGGTATACACCGAGTACCGACATCACTGCGATACGCTGGAGAGAGAAGGCTACACCTACGCCGTATATAGCGACGAAGATCCAGACGAAGGCAAAGAGCGAGAAATACGCATGATCAAGGCTCACCCGGCCGCCATCATGAAAGCTGACGCCTGGAAACGTCTTCGCGCCATGCTCGGTGAGTTTGGCATGACGCCAGCCAGCCGCTCTAAGGTGAATGCAAAAGGTCCTGACGCGGTTGACCCGCTGACCGAGTTTATGAAAGCGAGGGATTAATGGCTAAGGTTGCAGAAGGCATCCGCTACGCCGAGAGGGTAGTGGCGGGGGAAATTATTGCCTGTGAGTATGTGCGCCTTGCCTGTCAGCGTTTTCTTGACGATCTGGCACACGGCGAAGAGCGTGGAATTTTCTTCAGTGAGCCGCGCGCGCAGCACATTCTGAATTTCTATAATTTTGTGCCTCACGTAAAAGGCGCGCTGGCAGGCCAGCCTATTGAGCTGATGGACTGGCATGTTTTCATACTGATTAATATTTTTGGTTTTGTTATCCCGCTGGTTAATGAGGAAACAGGGGAAACCGTTCTGCGTAATGACGGCAGCGGTCGTCCAGTAATGGTTCGGCGTTTCCGTACGGCTGATGTTGAGGTGGCCCGTAAAAATGCCAAATCAACACTGTGCTCTGGCGTGGGGTTGTATATGGCTGGTGCCGACGGCGAGGGCGGGGCGGAGGTTTATTCCGCTGCAACCACCCGTGACCAGGCGCGAATTGTTTTTGAAGACGCGAAGAATATGGTCAAGAAGGCAAAAGCCACTCTTGGGCGGATCTTCGAATTCAACAAGCTCGCTATCTACCAGGAGCAAACGGCCTCCAAGTTTGAGCCATTATCATCAGATGCGAACAACCTCGACGGCCTGAACATTCACTGCGCCATCGTTGACGAGCTGCATGCTCACAAAACCCGCGACGTATGGGACGTTCTGGAGACGGCAACCGGCGCGCGTCTGCAATCTCTGCTTTTTGGTATCACTACCGCTGGCTTCAACAAAGAAGGCATCTGCTACGAACTGCGTGATTACGCCATCAAGGTGCTGCGCGGGCTGGTAAAAGACGATACGTTTTTTGCCATCATCTACACGTTAGACGAAGGTGACGATCCCTTTGATGAACAAGTCTGGCAGAAGGCGAATCCGGGGCTGGGTATCTGTAAGCGCTGGGATGACCTGCGCCGCCTGGCTAAAAAGGCGAAAGAACAGGTTTCCGCCAGAATTAACTTTTTCACCAAGCACATGAATATCTGGGTTACCGCGGAGTCTGCCTGGATGGACATGATGAAATGGGAGAAATGCGAGTTTATCGCCCCGCAGCACGAGCTTAAAACCTATCCCTCCTGGGTGGGCGTTGACCTTTCAAACAAAATTGATATCTGTGCGGCCGCTAAAGTCTGGCGCGCTCCGGATGGTCATGTCCATGCAGATTTTAAATTCTGGCTGCCGGAGGGACGCCTTGAGAAATGTTCACGCCAGATGGCAGAGCTCTATCGTAAGTGGGCCGAGATGGACAAGCTGATCCTTACAGACGGGGATGTAATCGACCATGCTCAGATTAAGGAAGAGTTGCAGGTGTGGGTTGCTGGCGAGAGTCTGAAAGAAATTGGCTTCGATCCCTGGAGTGCTACGCAGTTCAGCCTTGCGCTTGCTGAAGAAGGGTTGCCGCTGGTGGAGGTGCCGCAGACGGTTCGCAATTTCTCTGAGGCGATGAAAGAGGTCGAAGCACTGGTATATGGTGGCCGCTTCCATCACAGCGATCACCCGGTAATGAACTGGATGATGTCCAACGTAACCGTCAAACCTGACCGGAACGAGAACATTTTCCCGAACAAGTCCACACCAGAGGCCAAGATTGATGGCCCGGCGGCATTGTTCACAGCAATGAGCCGCGTTCTGGTTAACGGTGGCAACGACCAGCAGGATCTTTCCGGATTCTTCAATAATCCCATCATGGTAGGTTTCTGATGAAAAAAAACAAACAGCCAGGCAGGGTGAAAAGCGCTCTGCTTAACTGGCTCGGTGTGCCTATCAGCCTCACTACCGGCACGTTCTGGGAGGAATGGTTTGGTACCAGCAGCAGCGGAAAGGTGGTAACGGCCGATAAAGCCATCCAGCTATCGGCTGTGTGGGCATGCGTAAGGCTGTTAAGCGAGTCTATTTCAACCCTTCCGCTGAAAATATACGTTCGACAGCCTGACGGTTCACGAAAAGCAGCAACCGATCATCCTGCCTATTCGATACTGTGCCGCCGCCCCAATTCAGAAATGACGCCATCACGATTTATGTTGATGGTGGTCGCCAGTATCTGCCTGCGCGGGAACGCCTTCATTGAGAAGAAATTCATCGCAAATCGCCTGGTTTCGCTGGTGCCTTTGCTGCCGCAGAACATGGTGGTTAAACGTCTCACTTCCGGGGCGCTGGAATACAAATACACTGAAAACGGTAGCGAGCGCGTCATTTCCGTCAAAAACATCATGCACATTCGCGGGTTCGGTCTGGACGGTGTTTGCGGCATGATGCCGATGAAAACCGGACGGGATGTGATCGGTTCAGCAATGGCGGTTGAGGAGTCTGCTGCGAAGATATTTGAACAGGGGCTTCAGAGTTCAGGTTTTCTCTCCGCTGATAATGCGCTGAGTGACGAACAACGTGAAAGACTTCGCAGCTACATGGCTGCATTTACCGGTTCAAAAAACGCCGGGAAAATCATGGTACTTGAAGGCGGATTGAAGTATCAGGGCGTTACCATGAATCCGGAAGACGCCCAGATGCTGGAAAGCCGATCTTTCAGTATTGAGGAAATCTGCCGCTGGTTTCGTGTACCTCCTTTCATGGTTGGCCACACCACGAAACAAAGCAGCTGGGCATCCAGCCTTGAGGGTATGAACCTGCAGTTCCTGACTCATACTCTTCGACCGCTGCTGGTGAATATTGAGCAGGAAATTGGCCGGTGCTTACTCGACAGCGATGACGAAGTGTTTGCAGAATTCTCTGTTGAAGGTCTACTGCGAGCAGATAGTGCCGGTCGCGCGGCATACTATACCAGCGCGCTTCAGAATGGCTGGATGTCCCGTAATGACGTTCGTCGTCTTGAGAACATGCCGCCAATTGAAGGGGGCGATATTTACACCGTTCAGCTCAACCTGACGCAACTGAAAAATCTCGAAAGCAGCAACCCTGCTGTTCAGGCGCTGGCCCTGCGAGAGCTGCATAACCACGTATTCCCCGATATTTCCTTTGAACAATCTCCGCTGAAACAGGCCGCTTAGGAGCACTTTCCTGATGAGCAAAAAACAACTTCCGGTAGCACCGGCGGGTCGCCCCTGCGCGCGCGTTACCTGTGAAACATTACCGTCTGCACTGGACCGCTGGGACGGCGGGATCAAAGCGGCGGCCACCGACGATAACAGCATTTCTGTTTTTGATGTTATCGGACAGGACTATTGGGGCGAAGGGGTAACAGCTAAACGTATTGCCGGTGCACTTCGGGCGATGAATGGCGCCGACGTTACGGTGAATATCAACTCCCCGGGCGGCGACATGTTCGAAGGCCTGGCTATTTATAACCTTCTCCGCGAATACGAAGGCCTTATAACTGTGAAGGTGCTGGGCATTGCCGCCAGTGCCGCCTCGATAATTGCGATGGCTGGGGATGAAATTCAGATTGGCCGCGGTGCCTTTCTGATGATCCACAACTGCTGGGTATACGCGATGGGAAACCGCCATGACTTTGCTGAACTGGCACAGTCACTGGAGCCCTTCGATACCGCAATGGCTGATATCTACGCGGCGCGCTCCGGCCTTGAGATAGACGCCGTTCAGAAACTGATGGACGCCGAAAGTTATATCGGTGGCAGTGATGCTGTGGCGAAGGGACTGGCAGACAGCTTGCTTTCTGCTGATGCGGTCAGCGACGGCGACGAATCGCCTGCAGCCGCGCTTCGCAAACTTGATGCATTGCTGGCCAAGACCAACACCCCGCGCTCTGAGCGCCGAAAACTCATTAAAGCCTTATCCGGTGGCATGCCTGGCGCTGTCACCACCAACGACGGTACGCCGGGCGCTGCCGAAGACATCAAACCTGAAACCATCAATTCACTTGAAAGCGCCCTGGCGGCGTTAGTCAAATAAGGACCATTTATGTCTGAAGTAAACGATATTCTGAAAAAAGTCACGGCCAGCATTGAAGAGGCAACCGGCAAGTTCAACGCGAAAGCAGAAGAAGCAGTGAAGGAGGCGCAGAAGTCCGGCAAGTTGTCAGAAGAAACAAAGGCAGCCGTCGATAAAATGGCTTCTGAGTTCAACGCCCTGCGCGAAGCAGAAAAAACGCTGAAGGCAGCGATGGGCGAACTGGAGCAACATGTCGCCCAGATGCCGCTGGCAAACGCGAAGCATGTTGTGGAATCAATCGGTCTGCAGGTTATCTCTGCTGAAGCTCTGAAAACCTTTGCCTCCGGCGTGGAAGGTGGCAAACGTATCAGTATCCCGGTTAAGGCCGCACTGACTTCTGCGGATGTGCCTGATGGCGTCGTCGAACCCCAGCGAATTCCGGGCATTGATACAGCACCGAAACAGCGCCTGTTCATCCGCGATCTGATTGCGCCTGGCCGCACTTCCTCCCCGGCTATTTTCTGGGTGCAACAGACAGGCTTTACCAACAAAGCGAAGGTGGTTCCTGAAAATACTCAGAAACCATACAGCGATATTGAGTTTACGCCGAAAATCACGGGCGTCAGCACCATCGCTCACCTGTTCAAAGCCTCAAAGCAGATCCTGGATGACTTCGCACAGTTGCAGTCAACCGTTGATGCTGAAATGCGCTACGGACTGAAGTACGCGGAAGAGCAGGAAATTCTCTTCGGTGACGGTACCGGTGTACATCTGCATGGCATTGTTCCTCAGGCGTCAGCGTTTAACCCAGCGTTTACTGTTGAACAGCAGAGCGGTATTGACGATCTGCGTCTGGCAATGCTGCAGGCGCAACTGGCGCGCTTCCCTGCATCCGGTCACGTTCTTCACTTCATTGACTGGGCGCGGATCGAACTGACAAAAGACAGCCTGGGCCGCTACATCCTGGCTAACCCTGCAGCGCTGACTGGGCCGACGCTGTGGGGCCTGCCGGTTGTTGCCACTGAAGCGGCAGCCTTCCAGGGTAAATTTTTGACTGGTGCTTTCAACGCTGGCGCGCAAATCTTCGACCGCGAAGATGCGAATGTCGTTATCTCCACGGAGAACGCCGACGATTTCGAGAAAAACATGATCACCATCCGTTGCGAGGAACGTCTGGCGCTGGCCGTCAAACGCCCTGAAGCGTTCGTGTATGGCTCCTTCAGCACCGGCGCAGGTAGCTGATAAACACTGCGGCCTGCGGGCCGCTTTTTTTAGGTCAGAAAAATGCTTGATCAAAATGTGGTGAAACAGCACTGCCGCATTGATACCGACTATACCGGTGATGATGCCTTGTTGACTTTATACACTGGCGCGGCGGCGCGTTACGTTCAGACATGGACGCGGCGAACGCTCTATGAAAAAGAAGACAGCCCTGGTTACGTAGACGACCCTGTCCCGATTCTACTGAATGATGATGTTAAAGCGGCCATGTTACTGCTGATAGGTCACTGGTATGCCAACAGAGAATCAGTGGTCGTTGGTCAGACCGTTGCAGAGGTTCCGTTTGCAGTTGAAGCCTTGCTGCAGCCATACCGAATTTACGGGGTGTAAATATGGCCTGTTCCGGGTGCGCGCAGAGGCGCGAATGGATAAAAAAGTGGGCGAAAATAGCTTATGAACGAGCAACTGGTAAAGGAACTAATAGCGGCGCTGCGGGAACAAACCGCAGCTCAGAGAGAACAGACGGAAGCGATAAGCCGCCTGGCTGAATCAAACGCAGCTCTGTGTGATGTCATTATCCAGTCACTGGCCGAAGATGAAGAAATTGATACTACTTCATTAGGTGATGAGCGACCCGTTTACTTGAGTCAAAAACCCAGGGGGTGATATGCAAGCCGGGAAATTGCGTCACAGGGTTACCCTGCAGGTGCCGGTAAAAGAACAGAACCCTACAACGGGAGCCGTAATTAATACCTGGCGCGATGTCGCAACTATCTGGGCCGAAATATCCCCCTTATCAGCACGGGAGTTTATAGCGGCCCAGGCATCACAGGGCGAAATAACAACGCGCATAACGATTCGTTACCGTGCAGGTATTACCCGAAAGCACCGTATTCTCTTTCGTGGCTCAGTATACAACATTGAGGGCGTGCTCCCGGATCCGAAAAGTGGTCGTGAATATCTGACGCTTCCTTGTTCTGAGGGGGTAAACGATGGCTGATAGTGTTGAAGTAAACCTTACAGGCCTCGAATCACTGCTTGGGAAAATGGAGGCTGTTTCCGACGTTACCCGAAATAAAGCCGGGCGTTCTGCGCTGCGTAAGGCTGCGAATATAATCAGGGATCGCGCCAGAAGTAACGCAGCCAGAGTTGATGATCCCCTCACCAAAGAGGCGATATATAAAAATATTGTCGCCAGCTTCAGCAGCAAACAATTCCGCAGGACGGGTGATCTGGCATTTCGTGTTGGGGTAATGGGCGGCGCCAGTCAGTATGCAAACACAAAGGCTAACGTCAGGAAAGGCAGGGCTGGGAAAACGTTCAAAACACCGGGCGATAAAAGCAACCCTGGCGGCGATACCTGGTACTGGCGTTTTCTCGAATTTGGAACCGAACATGCCGCCGCAAAGCCTGTACTGCGACCAGCGATGAATGGTGTTGATACCGCAGTAATCAGCGTTTTCGCTGAAGAAATGGAAAAAGCTATCGATCGCGCAGTTAGGCGTGCCGACAAAAAAGGAACGACAGCATGATTGCTCCAGTTTTTTCCGTCTGTTCGACAGACCCGAAAGTAAAAGAGCTACTTGGTGCCAACCCGGTCAGGCTTTATCCGTTTGGCATGCATGATGATGACCTTGTGTATCCCTTCGCGGTCTGGCAGAACGTGGGCGGTGAACCTGAAAATTACCTGAGTCAGAACCCTGACATAGACCGTTATTCCATTCAGGTGGATGTGTATGGCGACACCGATGAAGATGCTCTTGCTGTGGCGAGAGCATTGCGCGATGTCATTCAGCGTAAAGCTTACATTACCCGCTGGGATGCACAGGGCAGAGACTCTGCAACCCTCAAATACCGATATTCCTTTGACGTTGACTGGCTGGTCAACCGATAGCTCAAACCACTCACATCACACCGGCTATAAGCCGGTTTTTTTATATCCGGAGATGACTATGTCAGTAGTGACTCAAGGCACTCAACTTTTTGTGCTCGCGAATGGTGTCGTGAGCGAAATCGAATGTATTACGGCATTTTCACCAGGCGGCAGCCCTGCAGATCAGATTGATGATACGTGCCTCAGTGAACGCAACACCCGAAAATATAAAAAGGGTCTGCGCACACCGGGGCAGGCGACGGCCACGCTTAACGCTGATCCACAGAATGCCAGCCATCTGATGCTAAGTAATATGGCTGAATCAAATGATCAGAGTAATGTGACATTTGCGATCGGATGGTCCGATGGTGAGTCTAAACCAACAACGGGGAGTTCCCCTGATGCTGTTTATGGACTGATTCTACCTTCAGATCGTACCTGGTACGTGTTCAAAGGTTATGTTTCCGACTTCCCGTTTGACTTCCAGGGTAATACCGTCGTGCAGACGTCTGCTACCATCCAGCGCTCTGGCCTGGGGGTATGGATTCCGAAAGAACAGCCAGGCAGTTAATTAAACGCGGGGATCATACCCCGCCTCATTGATGTTTATACCGGAAAACTACATGAAACTGACTCTTGATACGCTGAAAAAAACAGGTGCTTTTACTGGTCGTCCTGTTGAAAAGGAAATTACCTGGAAGCAAGGCGATAAGGAGATCACAGCTACCGTTTATATCCGACCAATGGGTTATCACGACGCGGTATCAAATGTTCTTTCAGCAGTGGGAAAAATTGATGGTGTTGCAGGGCGTATTGCTGCATCAATCTGTGATGAAAATGGTGCACCTGTTTTCACTGTCGCCGATATCACTGGTGAAGCAGACCCTGAGCGCGGCGCACTTGATGGTGCTCTTACCGTCGCTCTGCTTGTCGCTATTCAGCAGGTGAACGACCTGGGAAAGGCGAACTCAGCGCAGAAGACGAATTCTGGTGTGAATTAGTTCTCAACGGAATCGGTGGTCGCACCATTGCTGAAGCAAAAGAACGCGTTAGCGTCACAGAGTATCGCGACTGGGTTCTTTACCGTAAAAAGTACGGTAGCCTTAACGGAATGATGCGTACTGAGTGGGCCGCTGGCCTTATTTCTTCTGTGCTGGCTAACGTCAACCGTGGAAAAGATTCCCCCTCCTTCAAAGTAACAGACTTCACACCACACATTAACGAGCCTTCCATTTCACTGGAGCAGGCTATGCAGGAGTGGACATAGCATGGCTGGTAAATCCCTAGGAACGCTGACCATTGACCTGGTAGCTAAGGTTGGTGGATTTGTCTCTGGTCTAAGCCAGGCTGAACGAGCATCTCAAAAATGGCGAAAACAGGTTCAGGCTGATGCAAAAGCAGCTGCGGTAGCATTTACTGGTTTTGCTACCGCGGCAAGTGCGGCAGCTATCGGTGTCGGCGTCGCCGGTTACAACCTGCTAAAAACAACGTCAAAGCAGATTACTGAAACAGACCGTTGGGCTAAGTCGCTCAACATGTCTACGCAGTCTTTGCTTGCCTGGCAGTATGCAGCTGAAAAAGCTGGCGTATCCGGCGACCAGATGGCCGATATCTTTAAGGATATTGGCGATAAAATTGGCGATGCGGTACTGAATAAATCGGGTGAAGCGGTTGATGCTCTAAATGCGCTGGGATTATCGGCTAAAAAATTAGCCGGTGAATCACCAGATAAGCAATTGCTGGCTATCAGCAATGCGCTCGGCAAGATTAAAACAAACGCTGAAAAGACTACAATCCTTGAAAGTCTTGGTAACGACCTTTCAAAGCTTCTCCCATTACTTGATCAGGGAGGGGAAAAACTTCGCCAGTACATGGATGCGGCAAAACAGTTTGGCGTTGCCCCAGACGATGCTGATATCGAAAAGTTGGTGAAAGTAAACTCCCTGTTTGAGGACATGGAGACGCAGGTAAACGGTGTAAAAATTGAGATTGCAACCGGCCTTGCCAATGTTGACCTGTCAGGATTACAGAACGCGATCACTGACATGGGGGATGTATTCAAAGATCCTCAGGTTATTCAGGGTTTGACAGACCTGGTTGGTGGTGTTGTTGACCTCGCGACCTGGCTTGTTAAAGTTGGTGCTGAAGCAGGGAAGCTAATTGACTTGTACAAAGGCGGTAAGGCTGTAGGTGACAACGCATCTGTAACTGATATAGAGCGCCGCCTCAACAATCTTAAAGCTGATGTAGAAGATCAGGGATTCCTTGCCAGCTTTAACCGAATCGGTATGGACGTTGACGGGAAAAAAGCTGAAATAGCGCAATTAGAACGCCGACTCTCCATCATGAAAGCCGGTAATAATCTTCCTCTCGCCCAGGCCACTATAGCTGCCCCATCTTCATCCAGAAATAACTATTCCTTAGGTACTGGAGAAACAAACGGTAAATCGTCTCCAGATGCCGGGGCCAAGAAACTGGAATCAGCGTTTAAATCTCTGGAAATGAGCTATCAGCGCCAGATAGCGCTAATTGACACAACTGGCAAAAAGAATCAGCAGGTAACCGAGCTTGAGAAGCTGCGTTTTGATTTCACTTCTGGGAAATTAACAGGAATTAATGCAGCTCAGAAAGAACGACTTGAGCAACTTGCTACTGAGATAGACCGTCTCAACTCACTCAAAAAAGCCAACGAAGAAAATCTTAAGCTTGTTGAGTTCACAGCTAATTTACGCAAACAAAATCAGAATGAACAGGCAAGTAATGATTCTGATTTTATCGGCGCAGGTATGGGAGACAAGACTCGCCAGCGCATGAAGGAATTGCTGGATATCCAGCGTAGTTTTCTCGACAGGCAGCAAGATCTACAGAAACAGTACCAAAGTGGTGATATAAGCAAATCGCTTTATGACCAGGAAACGGCAGCGTTACAGCAGGCGCTTGATGACCGTCTTGATATTCAGGAGGACTACTACAAAAAGTCTGATGCTCAGATGGGCGACTGGCAAAGCGGGATAATGGACGCGTTGAATGATTATGCTGATAAATCAGCTGATTATTACCAGACTGCTGCAGATGCGATGACCTCTATTCTTGGTGGGGCAACCTCAGTTATTTCTGACAACCTTAATGATCTTGTGCACGGTGCAGAAGATTTAGGTGATTTCTTCAGTAATATTTTCTCTGGCCTTGGTGAAACAATAATTAAAACCCTTTCTGATATGGCGGCACAATGGCTGGTATATCAGGCAGTGCAATTGCTGGTAGGTAAATCCACTCAGGCAAGCGCAGCGGCATCAATGCTGGCAAACGCACAGGCATCATCCTTGCAGGCTCAGATCGCCGCTTATGCATCTACTGCTGCAATTCCTATCGTTGGTCCCGCTCTTGCCCCTGCTGCTATGGCAACGGCGGCGGCAGTGACTGCTCCGCTTGTCGCTGCAGTTGGTACTTCTGCCCTTGCAGGTATGGCGCACGATGGTATCGACAGCGTTCCTGAAACCGGGACGTGGCTCCTGCAGAAAGGTGAGCGAGTCGTTACATCACAGACATCGGCCAAGCTTGATGAAACACTCGACAGGGTAAATCAGCAGTCTACTCAGGGGGCCAGTTTCTCACCTGTTATAAACATGAATGTGAACGGTGACCCTTCCGACACTCAGATTGCCATGATGAAACAAGCAACCACAGAAGGGGCAAAGCTTGGTTATCAACAGGCAGCCAGTGACCTGGCAAGCGGAAAGGGAAGCATCTCAAAAGCGATGATGCGATGGAACACTAACAGGAGAACTGGTTAATGGCTAAAACTACCAGCATTAACTATCCGAATGATTACCTGCCGATTCCGTTACAGGAAGGGTTCGGGTTAAAGCCTGTTAGCCCATTACTGAGAACAGAACTTACATCTGGCAGGGCAAGGCAGCGCCGCCTGTACACTTCAACGCCAACTCAGGCCTCAGTGGCATGGTTGTTTACAGATCCGGAGGCTCAACTGTTTGAGGCGTGGTTCAGGGACACCATCAAAGATGGGGCTAACTGGTTCAACATGCCTCTTCGCTCACCTCTTGGCATTATCGACATGTACGTTTGCCGGTTCGTCGATATTTATGAAGGGCCGACCATTGAGGGTGGTAATTACTGGCGATATACAGCCACCCTTGAATTATGGGAACGACCAGTTCTTGCACCTGGTTGGGCTGATTTCCCGGATTACATTATCAACAGCAGCATTATTGATATTGCGCTCAACAGGGAGTGGCCCAGACCGTGACAATTCTGAATCGTCTTTACGCCTCATCTGGTGAAGAGGTGATTATCGAAACACTCCAGATAAACATCGGTAGTGAAGTTTATTATTTATGTAAGGGGTTCGATGATATTACCGCGACCACAGAAAATGGTGATGTTTTGACATTCCAGGCTGCGGCTATTGATATTGCTCTTCCTGCCAGGAATAGTGATGGAACTCAGGACTTACAGTTTGCTATCGATAACATTGATGGAGTTACTTCAACAGCGATTCGTAACGCGCTGGATAATCTCTCAGAGGCATCTTTAACCTATCGTAACTACGTTTCTACTGACCTCAGTGCACCTGCTTCTGTTCCATACACTCTGGCTATTAAGAGCGGTTCATGGACGTCTACACAGGCGCAAATAACGGCTGGCTATATGAACGTACTCGATACTGCATGGCCTCGCCACCGTTACACCCTTCCGTACTACCCTGGCCTCCGTTACATGAGTTAAGGAGAAACTATGTTCAATCCTGACAAATACCTTTCTGTTGTATGGCAGAAGGGGGGGCGCGTTTACCCTGATCTTGACTGTTTTGGCATCGTCAATGAAGTACGGAAAGACCTTGGATTACCTCTCTGGCCAGATTTTTCAGGGGTAACTAAAGATGACGGTGGTCTTGACCGAGAGGCTGTCAAACTGATGCGATCACTTGAGGAGTGCGAGCCCTGTGTTGGTGCCGGAGTTGCATGTTATTCCGGTTCAACCGTCACTCACGTTGGTGTCGTGGTTGATATAAATGGTCAACTTCATGTAGCTGAATGCAATCCGGGGATTAATGTGACATTTCTCCCTGTTGTGCGTTTTAAACGTCGCTTTGTCAAAGTGGAGTTCTGGAAGTGACAATCAGAATTTATCCCTCTCGCTTGCCTGGTAAACCGCTTGAAACGCATGAACACAGTGCCATCACAATTCACCAATGGCTGATTAAAAAAGTAGAAGGCTATAAGCCTGATATGAAGCAACCGATCACAATTGATGTTGATGGAAAAAATATTCCACCTCAGGCGTGGTTTGAGTTTGCTATCAAATCAGACAGTGATGTCAGAATTTATCCTGTCCCTTATGGCGCTGTAGCTCTTGCATGGATTGCCGTTGCTGTGTCAGTTGCATCCGTCGCGTATGCTCTTTTCTTTGCTCCTGGGGTTGGTGATCTTGGCGGTTATTCATCAGGAACAGGAAATCCTCTTGATGTAAATCCTGCTAAAGCGAACAACGCAAAATTAGGCGATCCGATACGCGAGTTATTTGGTCGTAGCCGTATTTATCCAGACTATGCAGTGCAGCCTGTAACAAGGTTCTCAGTTGATGATCCCACTGTAATGACAGTTGAAATGTTCGTTGTTATGGGGAGAGGGCGTTTTTCATTTGGGGATGGTGATATTCGAGTAGGGTCAACTCCAATTGCCTCTCTTGGTGATGGGTTTAAATACACAGTGTATCAACCTGGGCAAAACGTTAGCGGAGACCAACGTTCCGAAAACTGGTTCAATTCCACAGAGGTCGGGGGAACTGCGTCTGGTTCTGGTCTTGATATGGCGCAAACCGCGCCAGACACGGAAGATGTCGTTGCCAATTCTCTAACAGTTTCCGGACCAACAATAACATTTAATGGGCTGAGCACGGATGATGGAGATGAAACAACAAATGACCTTCCGGATACATGGACAGTTGGTGCTATTGTTGAGTTAATTGTTCCTGATTCCTATGTGGTAACCAATGATGGCGCTTATAGCAGGATTACCAGTGATACGCTTGAGGAAATAGCTCCTTATGTTGGGATGCCTGTAACGCTATGGTACAACAGCATTGATTACCAACTATTTATTGCTGATTTTATACCTCACTCTGAGCCAGTCGGCGAAGATGTGATCACCGCATCAATAACACTCTCTTACGATAGCGCTACCGGGACTCCGTTCACCGGGATTCCTGAAGGTTATGTCAGGCTATCTGTTTCCCACTCCGGAAGCGAATATAAGATTTTTGATATAGATGGTAGCTCTGTAACTCTAGAGCGGGTTATTGATGGCAGCGTGGATCCGTCATGGCCTGGATTTTCACCGCGTACAGTTCTTGATTTTGAAGCCAACGGTTTAAATGAGAACGATAATTGGATGGGACCTTTTCTGGCATGCCCCGAAAATGAAGTTGTTGATATGTTCGAAGTAAACTTCTTCTTCCCAAACGGTATCTGTGGGTATAACAAAAAAGGGAACAAGCAAAATCGTGAGGTGAAGTGGGAGATTCAGTTTCGGCCATATAGTTCAGGGGCCGGGTGGATAAGCAAAACAGGGGCGTACAATCTCCAGAATATCAACGGACTGGGATTCACCGAACGAATTACGCTGGATGCGCCTGCGCTGGTAGAGGTAAGAGCTCGCCGCACGAACGAGCAGGGGCAGGATAACAGCCGAGATAACATGTACTGGCAGTCATTGCGAGGGCGTTTGTTGTCTCGGCCGATATCGTATTCTGGCGTCACCACAATGGCGGTTACGGTGGAAACGGGCGGTAAACTGGCAGCGCAATCAGATCGCCGCGTAAACATTGTGGCCACACGAGTTTATGATTCTGGTGTGTCAAGGAGCATTTCTGGGGCTCTGTATCATATAGGTAATGAGTTGGGGTTAGCGATGGACCGTGAGGCTATTGACTCATTAGAAACTACTTACTGGACCCCTGGCAGTGAATTCTTTGATTATGCCACTACGGATTCTGTTTCTGCGCTGGAGATGCTTCAGAAGGTGACAAATGCAGGAAAAAGCTACTTCCTTCTTACCGATGGTCTGGCTTCTGTAGCAAGGGAAGGTGTGAAAACATGGACGGGAATAATCAGCCCACAGGAGATGACTGATCCGCTTCAGACGGCTTTCGTTGCTCCGTCAGCAGATGACTATGATGGTGTTGATGTGACATATATCAACGGCACTACATGGGCTGAGGAAACAGTACAGTGCAGAACCCCTGGCAATCCTACTCCTGTAAAAATTGAGGACTATACGCTGGATGGCGTTCTTGATCAGGACCGTGCTTACCAGATAGGAATGCGTCGATTGATGAAGTATAGGCAGCAGCGCCTGACTCATACCACTACAACGGAAATGGATGCTCTCTGCTACAACGTTGGAGACAGGATAGTATTAACGGATGATATTCCTGGTAGCAAAACAATAAGCACGTTGATTGAGGACATAAGTACAAGTGGTGGCGTAACGACTATTACCGTATCAGAACCTCTTGACTTAACATTCAACAACCCACGAGTATTGATTCGCTACCAGGATGGTTCCGCGTCGGGTTTGTTGCCTGTCACTACGGTCAGTGAGTATGAAGTATCGGTGTCTGAACAGGACGATTTCAATAACATCATACTAAATGATCCATCCATCGAACCTCCACGCCTGATATTCTGTGAGTCATCCCGAGTTGGGTATAGTGCGTTAATTTCAGAGATAGCACCTCAATCTGACGGAACGTGTCAGGTCACAGCCAAAGAATATCGCGATTCCTTCTATCAATACGACAATGCTTCCTACCCCGGCAATGTAGCTTAATCAAACATCAACATTACCCGCTTCGTCTGAATTTAATTTTATGAGGCTCATATGACGACTTATAACACCGGCAATCCGCTGGGGTCTGCTGCTGCAAAAGATTTGTACGATAATGCTCAGAACTTAGATCACTTGTCTAATGATCAATCAAATGAGTTATGGCCTGATCGTTTTGGTAATCCGCGCCTGACTTGGCATGGTATGGAGATACGTTATCAAGAAAAACTGTCGTCAATGGGATGGACATTGATTGACTCATTTCAGGATGGAGCAAATTTAACAAGGGCTGATGAAGCACTTCGCTGGAATATTCCTGAAGGAAATGGTGAATATTACCGTTGGGATGGAGAATTTCCTAAAGCTGTTCCTGCTGGCTCAACTCCTGCGTCTACTGGTGGTACTGGTCCTGGCGCATGGTTAAGCGTTGGAGACGCGACATTAAGAAACGATTTATTAAGTGGAGGGAAGTCAACTCTGG